AGTACCACCAGCCCAAGACTCATTGATTCTCTTGACGCGAGTCATGAGCTTGTTGAGGTCGTCGAGCTTGAATTGTCCAGCTGTTCCAGCAGCAATGTAGTGCTTAAGAGCAGATCCGCCTGAAGGAGTAGTTGAAGCTTCTCCAAGGGCTTTCAAAAGAACTGCCCAAGCATTACGCTCTTGCTTTACAAGAACTTCTTGAGACATACGCTCAACCAATTTAGCAATAACGTCTAAACGGGCTTGGCGAGCATAACGCTTGTTGATTGATACTGCGCTATCGAGACGATAGGTAGCAATTTTGACTTCTTGAATTGCAGAAACGTCTTGGGAGCTAGGTAATCCACCAGCGAGAGTTTGAGACCAAACGCTAACATATCCGTTATTCAACTCGTTATAATACAAGTCGAGAGGATAGCTGGGAGAATCATTCTCATCAAATGGAGCATCTGTATAAATTTGTGATGCAGTACCAGCTTGAAGAATAACTCTTTGGATAACAGGTCCAAGAAATGCAGCGAAGGCTTCAGAAGCTTCAGCAGCAACAAGTCTATTTTTAGAACCAAGAGCCTTGATAAGCTCTACTTGTTCAGGTGTGTTTTTAAGTTTAATTCTCATGTTTATCCTTTATATTATAGGGCTAATTTAACGAGGGTTTCACCGTTTGTATCAGCAGCCCCAAGGAACTTACCGATAGCTACGTTTGCGATTCCAGCTGATCCAGTGGAAGATGTGATTTGGCCTGTTAGACCAGCGTAAGCGGTTCCTCCAGCAGCTGGAGTTCCAAGAACTCCTTGAAGCAAGAAAACGCCTCTTGTTACGACTGGAACAGCTTGGCCGGGAATAACAACTTGCATTTCGGCAGCTTTACGAGGCTTGTACTTGAGAAGTTCTCCGTTCTCATCAGTATCTCTAACTCCGTAAAGAGTCATTCCGAGTGGGGTTTCTCCAGTAGTAGAAGCTACAACCTTAGCGGTAACACCGAAACGTTGAGAAACTACATTGGTTGGTTGTAGAGTTCCAGCGCCACCGATAAACTCGAGTCCGCCTCCAAGCTCTACTCCTGAATCATAGTTTTTCCAACCAGTTGCAATCTTAACGAGAACGCCTGCGTTTACGTTGATTGATCCGGCTGTTAAACCAGTTGTGTCGTATGAGAACAGATTTAAAACATCGTGTTCGTCATAATCTCTAAAAGGTCTTAATTTATAAGCCATATTTTTCCTTTATTTTATTATTTGTTTGTTATTTACTGACTACGAATCCTTCGTAGTCAAAAGCTTTTTTGTATTTATCAAAGAGAGTTGTCTCAGATGCGGTAGAGGTAGCAGGAACAGCTGCTATTTCTTTTTGAGACTTATCAGCAACCTCTTCGATAACTTCACTAACAGAAGCTTTAACTTCAGAAGATTCTTCCTTAGAAACTTCCTTAACTTCTGGTTTAGCTCCCTTCTTCTTATTTTTCATAAATACTGCCATTTTATTCTTATAGGCAGCGAAGGCAGCTTCATCAAGATTTAAAATATCATTAGCAATTACTTCTCTAGCTTCAGAATCTAAATCGTATTCAGCGTCAAAGGCAGACATTCTGGTGTTGAAAAGCTCAGAAGCGGCTGCTTTTTGAATTTCATTTTGGGCTGACTCGAGAGCTGTTTTAAGAGAATCAACTTCTTGCTTAAGTGATTCTTGAGAAGAAAAGAGAGAGGAATATTTCTCCTCTGCTGCTTTAAGAGCTGTTTCGACAGCTGCTTTCTCGGCAGCGTATTTTTCGGAAGCGGTTTTAAGCTCTTGTTCGATTAAATCGGAAATTTGAGATGCAGAAACTTGCTTCAAGTTTTCATCTGTTATATCCTTGATGCTTGTAATTTTCATAGTATCTTGATCTATAGTGTTATTTACATTTAAATTTTCGTTTTTGGAAATAATTTCTTCAGCTTTCGCTTCTTCTTGTTGAGGTTTGGAAGTTGTTATCCCTTTGACATCTGCGGCTGGGGTTTCGGTTAAACCAATACCTAATGGAATAACGTTTCCTACAACTTTTCTATAAATTGATTTGTTTTTGTCAATTTTTCCAGATCCACCAAAAGCTCTTAAATTAGCCTTTAATGTTTCAATTTGGTCTAGATCAGAAATTACTGAGCCATCTTCAATATTTTTCGACTCTCCCTCTATCATTACTAAATTATAATCACTAAATCCTAGCTCCCAACTTGCACTTATTTTTTGATAATTAGAGCTAGAAGAGTCACTTGAATCTTCAATCATATCCGCTAAGTGAGGATTAGCTATTCTCCAAAGAACTCCTCCCAAAGTAATATTAAATGGCCCTTTAAGATTTTTAATTTGTTCTTCTGTTAGAACAGTATCAGTGCCAAATTCACTAAATCCAGCAGTTAAAATAACTCCAATAATTTTTTCTCTATTGTGTTCTAAATTGATGGGTTTATTAATAAAATCTTTATAAATTGAAGCAGCAGTTTCTGCATCAATTACATCTCCATTTTTATTAACTCTATTGACAACTGCGGCATTAAAAGCAACAGGCAAAAGGTCAACATTTTTATTGGTATCAACATTGGGAATAAAATTACCCACCTCCATTAGAGAAGCTAAGGCTAAATATTTATCCTTCTCTTCTGAGACTAGAGGTTTTAATATTGAACTAAAAGTTGTAGTATATTTAAAATTCATAATTATATTTCGTACCATTTTTGAGCTTGTTCTTCATCATCTAAATAAAGCTCGTCTACAGAATCGAATTCAAAATCTAGACTGAATTCTTTTATATCGGCTTCGGCTTGAAGAAAATCTTCTTCTAAAAGTTTGGCATCTTCTAATATATCTATTTCTAATTTTTTCATATCTTATTAGATTTTTTTAAATTTTGTTGAGCTGTTAAAACTTGTAAATTCCAAGGTTCGTGCCTACCTCCTTTAGATAATGGAATAATATGATCAACGTGATACTTATCGCCAGTAATTGATTCTAAAGACTTGGCTGTATCATAAAAAACTTGACATAAATTACGCAAAATCAATGGAGTTTTAATTTTTTCTTTTCTAGCCCTTTCTGAATTCGCATGTTTAGACAATTGCTCTAGTGAACGAGGCTTCTTGTTTTTTTCTCTATAAATTTTAGATTGAGAAAGTCGGTAGTTTTTATATTTTAAATCTTGATTGTATCTTTCTCTTCTCTTGCTATTAGATTCTGTTCGATATAAAGAATTCCAATTTTTCTTTTTCTGTTTATACTCAATAGATGCTTGTTTGCTTTTATAAGAGTTAAATTTTTCTATAGAAATCCAATATTCTTTATTTTTATTGATATAACTCCAAAAATATTTTTGTCTAACATTACAAAAATCTCCTCTTTTATATAATTTATTATTCATAGAAGATCTTTGTCCGCTTTTTTGTAGCTATCTTTTACTTTTTCGCCCTTCACAAGTCTTAAAAATGCATTCACACGGGCTAAACCCCAAGCTGTTCTTGAAATTCCGGGTCGGTGAGATGAGCTATATGCTCCTGCCCCTCTTCTAAATACTTTTTTTAATTGAGAAAGAGTAACTTTTCTTGAGCTTTTAGAATTGTGTTCTTTTACTTTATTTTGTAAAGCTTCTATTACTTTTTTAGAAAAACTAATTGCATCTCCTGAATTTTCTCCAGCAGAACCAGCTTTATTTTTAGAAGAACCACTTCTTCTCTCTGAGGGCTTAGCTGGAGTTTGAGCGGAGCTTTTAGGCCCGGGTCTTTTTGCCTCTATATGAACCTCTAAAGAATCTGCCTTTCTCCCATCCCTTTCGGCCTTGATCACCTCACTTGAGGTTGAATCTGAATTACTAAAATCTAAAATAAATAGATTTTGTTTAGCAGATTTCATATTAACTGCCTCTGTTTCAGTTTCGCTCATTTATTATATCCTTTAAAATTACACTAATAATCACAATTTTTGACTATGATTTAATATAGCAGCATGAAATAGCTCTATAGAATGCTCGTCCATAATAGTCTTTAATTCTTTTAACTTTTCTTTGTTTTGAGGTTTGTATTCGGGGTTGATATAATTTTTAATAGAGCTTGCCCAACTAGATTTGTCTTCGTTTATAAAAATATTCTTAGCTATTTCTTCGCAAATATTTTTTTGTTCTTCGTTTAAAGATTTCTTTTTATGTTTTTTCTTTAAAAACTCCTCAACTTGAGCTGTTAAAGTTTCAAAGTCTTTAAATGAAGCTGAGACTTTTCCAACTGAAAAACTAGCTATTGCTGGAGCTTTTTTATTTTCTCCTTTTGGTGAAACATTTTTGCTGCTTTGAGGAGAAGAAGATCCGGGCGGTCTTCCTGTGTTCAATCCTGCATTTGGAGTAGGAGTTAAGGGAGCGTAAAGTCCTTCGTCTTTTAATTCTTTGAATTTTCTTTGAGACTCTACAGACTCTTCTGAATCTGGAAGTCTTCCTGTTTCAATTGCTTGAACACCTTCCTCTGCTGTGAGTACTCCAAGTTGCATTAATTGAGCTACAACTCTATTCCAAATAGAAGCATCACGAATATCGATCTCTTCAAAATGAGGGGTCGGGAAATTCTTGAATCCCAAACTCTTGCATAGTTTCTTTACCTCTGGAATTAAAAAGTTATTTATAAAAGCTTTTCTTCCTTGCTCTAGTCTTTGCATGAAAATATTTACCTTTATGCTAGTGCTAGAGAATTTCTCATCTCCAATTAATATATTATTTAATCCTTGCTGAATATCTGTATTTACTACCTCGTATTTTCTTGGATCAAGAATATCAGCAATCTTAGGGATAATAAATTCAGCTTTAGTTGTAAAATCAGATACAAGAACCTTTCCAACTGATTGATTTTGGAAAAGAGTTTGCATAGCTTCAATATTCTTTTGATTAATATTTAAAGCTCCACTCTTCAACTCGCTTCCCATGGTGATTAAAAGCACAGACTGTTGGGTTGTGCGAGTAAGAGCCATGTCCATCTTTTTCATTTCTTGCTTCCAGTTTATATCCTCCAAAACTGGGAAGCCCATAGGAATAGCAAATGGCTCGTAATCTTGTTTCTTATAAAATACTGCTGAAACTTTTTCTGTGTTGAGAGGAATTGTAATGAAAGCTCCAGCTCCAGATATGCTCTTTTTCTTTAGTCTTAATTTATTTTCTTCACTTAAGCTCTTTAATACTTCTCTGTCTTCGTCTGTCGTTGGGTTTCTTAGTCTTTCTAATTCGTAATCAGTTAAAATCTTATAGTAATTTGTACCAACAAAAGAAATATTTCCACCATACTGAATATCAGCTGGATTCAACACCATATACATTGATGGCAATTGAAGTGGAGCTGCTGCTGTAGAAACTTCATTTCCAAATACTTGAGTGATTTTATTTATATCTTCTTCGGTAACTTTGTAATCGAATCTATAAATAAAAACATTTCCAGAACGATAATACTCTCTAAAAAACTTATCTACAAAATTATCAATATTTATCTTTTTAAATAAAGCTGTTAAAAAGTCTCTTGATTTTTTATTTCCTCCAGTAAAGTAAATTGGACTACAAGAAAACTCAGTCATTAAATCAATAACATTTCTAAAAGAAGAAAAGTTATAATAAGCTTTTTGACAAAGAATAACAGCATCTCGAACATTCAAAGAGCTTTTGTTAGAGATGTTGTTAGAATATTTAAAAGGAACCAATCCAAATTCAATGTTATGAAAACGATCTGTTCTTTCTATAGTGCCCGCAACATTTCTGCGAGCAGTAATAGGAATTTCTGTCGCCGCAGAAGCGGTTGTCATTAAAGGGATTATTTCTTGTAGTTTTTTCTTTCTCATTTTTATTCCTATTTAATCATTAAATAATTTCCGCTCTTGTAAAGTGTTCCAGCTGGAAGTGTTGAAATCTGAGTCTCGTTAGGCAGACTAGGCATGATTACGTATCCAGATACTCCACTTAAAAATATTGATTTTCTAGAATCTCTTCCTAAAACTAATTTACTATCGTCATACAACTCTATCATTGGGATTCCAGCAGAATCAGTCACAGCAAATAAAGTATTTGAAGTATTACCCACCCCCGTCTCAACGAAAGACATGAAGGTTCCTGAAGCTCCAACAACAGAAACCATTCCTGAAGAGGCAACGAGAGCAATTTGACTAGAAGCTGAGACCCCTGAAAAATTTACTCTAGGAGCTGAAATTGTAGAATTAAATATCTTCTGACCTGTAAAATTAAAATTAACTCCGCTAACTATTGAGTTAACTGTTGTGACTGAAGAGTTATTCGTTATTTGAGTGGATAAATTTCCAGAAACTGCATTTGTATAAGTTTTTAAATCACCACTCGTTGTATTGAGCTTCGAATTTAAAGCTCCGCTAGCGCTGTATATTTGTCCAGTTAAACTTCCGCTAACTGATACCACATATCCACTTAAAGAATTGATTGAAGAAGTTAAAGAAGAACCAGAAGAGTTTAAAGTAGATATTAAATTTCCACTAGTTAAAACTGTATAACCACTACTATTTTGACTCTCAACAGAAATTCTTGTATTTAAATTTCCAGAAACAGCATTTAGATCTACATAAATTTGTCCTGTAGCTGTAGAAAGATTTGAATTAGTAATATAACTAGAAGGATTAGAATCAAGTGGATAATAATTTACATCTCCGACTTCTACAAAAAAGCCAGAAAATTCTAATTGATCAACTTGTTTTCTCCTAACTAAATTCGCCATACCTTTAAGAAATTACACTAAAACATTATTGGAGTAAAAGTAAATGTATTATTTTCTACATTTTGTTTCATTATGTCATTATAACATTTAACCGCCCAATTAGCCAACATAAATGCAGAATAGTTATCTTTTCTAGCTCTTGTTGTTGAAGAACCTCTCTTTAAATGTTGAGGTAAATCAAAATTTTGCATTCCTCTAGATGTCGTCGTGTATTCTACTAAAGCGCATTGTTTTTTAGTTTGATAAATAAAGTCATCTTGATTTTCTATAAAATCTAAATTAGTCCAGTCTTGCTTATCCGCAGAAAACGCAAGATCTCTGGGTAATTGAATTCCAATTGATTGACTGAAAAACTTTTCGTTAGAGCAAGTTCTAGAAGCGAATAAAACTTTTTTATAATCAATGCAAGCTTGTAAATATTCATTTCCTTTTCTAATAAAGTTAGAAGAGAATACTTGATTAAAGGCTATTCTTCTTTCTGATAAATTATATTGAGCTTTTGCGTTTCTTAACTCTACTTCTTGTTCAGTTCCGTCTAGTTCAGAGTTGAAGTTGAGACACTTAATATTTATTTTTTCATTTTTAAATACTTCTGATTGATTGCATGTGTCAAAAAAGATATCTCCACCTGCGTTATCGCATACTATCATAACAACATCAAAATGAGTCATAATGTAGCCAAAATATTTAACGTGATTATTTAAATTTCCTAACCCCGCATAAGTGTGAACTAAAATTCCAATTCCAGTTTCCTCGTCTAGCTCCATAACTGCTATTGCAAAATAATCTGCATTAGGAGAATCGCTCATGTTAGGGTCAATACCTACAATATATTTTTTGCCGGGAGTTCCTTTTATTAAACTGTGCGGGTATTCATCTTTCAGAGTACATTCTTCCATTTTCTTTGCACTGAAATAACTGTCTGACCCGTCTGTGAATTGAGCACAATACTCTCTCAGAAACGCTGAGTGAGAAGTTCCTCCGCTTTGAGCTTCTTCTATAATAGTTTTGTCAACCATTTCAGGAGGAAGAGCTTCGTAACCTAATTGAGAAACAAAATAAGAAGACTCGCCCTTTTCTGGAGAGGTAATTTGATTGATCCACTCTTGATAAGTTTTATATAAATTTTCAAACGTATAACTAGCTGAAGAAAGAGCAATCATTTTAGAATTGTTTGTAAAAATCATTCTCTCTTCTTCTTTCATCTTTCCCTCTTTAATGAGAAGATCTTCCATTTCTCGAATATCTATACGCCTCTTCATGTCTTGAGGAGCAACGAGGAATGGCATCAATACATTCTTAATTATCTCTTCGGGCAAAAGAAGAAACTCATCCAGAACTAGAATGTTAGCGCGGAAACCACGAATCTTTTCGCCGCTTAAAGGAATAGCTCTAATAGATCCACCATTGATATCCCATTCGTATAAGTCATTCCTTTTGCTTTTACCACCAAAAGCTTGAAGTAATAACTCAGCGCCTTTGCTTTCTGTCATTTTTTCTATATTATTAAATATAGCTCTAGCTGTACGAAAGGTTGGGCCAGCTATTAAAATTTTTGTATTAGGTTCGAATATACATTGCAGCACACAATAAACACTAGCTATGAATGACTTGGCGCAACCACGACCCCAAACACACATATTAAAGTTTCTATTAAACATTCCCTTAAGAGTTATCTCTTGATAAGG